ATGAACAATATAAACGATAGAGATTTAACTGAGTTAAGTGGTTATTGGGTTTACCAAGATATTAAAGATGGTAGTAAATTTAGAGTTAACGATAAAAAATTCAAACAAGTCGAAGAGATAACGAAAGTAGCTAATAAAAATAATAGTTCAGATATAAAAGTTTATGAACTATTGGATGAAAATGAAACACCTACAGGCAAACAAGTATTATTATTTCAAGGTACAGATAACCAAAAGAGTGATGTGAAAAGCAATCCTTTTCGTGGGAAGGTTGCTGATGATTGGATTGAAAATATAAAGTTAATGAATGATAAAAATAAGTCAACTTCTTTATTAGAACAAAATAATGCTTATATTAAATCGTATGAACAGAAACTAAAAGATGCAGATACACTTAAAAGCTCTGATTTTTTAAGGAAATATAAGCAAAATCCGTCTACGTATAAAAACAAAACTATTAAGTCTGATGGAGGCAATTCTCAAGGGGGAGCAAGTGCTAACCACCAAGGGTTGATTAACCCGAATAAAAATATAGTTTCTACAAACCCTGCCATGTTACCAAAGTCAATATGGGAAAATTTCAAATCTCAAAACTTTGAAAATATGATTAATTATCATAGTAAGTTTGATATTTTATCTTGGCTGCAGGATCCATTTGCCACTCCGACACTAGGAAAACGAGTGAATTTAGAAACTGGTGTGCCAACGATGGATGGATTAGTAAATAGTCATTTAGGTTATAAAAGAAAATTAAATCCAAGATATAATACTTATAAAGATTTAGCAGTTTATAAAATTAAATCAGTTAAAGATACTATGATTAAAAATGGTAAAAAAGTCAAAAAAACTATTGAAATCGATATAAATATGGATGATAGAATTCCAATTAATGTGTGGACAGGAGATTCAATAGCGAGAACGGGTAAAGGGACTCCTATAAAATTAAATCTAGAAAATCTTAGTGCATTAAGTAATTTGGTAACTGGTGAAACAAGTAATATGTTAACCGATTGTGTAAATTATTTGAATGAGAGCTATAATATTTCACAGGTTGAAAATTCTAATTTTGGAGAAAGAAAACATAAACTTAAACAAGATTTTAAAAAGATTGTCGAAGTTGATATCCTTGAAGGAATGAGTAGGGAATTAACTTCTTTTAAACAGGATGTATTTAGCGCAATTGATGATGTCAAAAAAAATCTTGTTGTAATAATCTTAATAGCTCCAGCAGCTGGAGTCCTTATTCTTGAATTAAATACTATTGAAGAAATTCTTGAAGATTTAGATAAAAAATTACAACGTGGCATAGAAAGTTTACATGATTCACTTGATAACGTAATTAAAGAAATGTTTAAAAATTTAGATCATGATTTTGAAGATGGCGTGACAGAGGAAATGATGAAGCATTTAAATGTTGTGAATAATAATATAAATTTTGTGAAAAAGCAAAATGATGTATATGGAGAGCAGATAACCGATATTAAAAATATAATGTCTCATCAAGATGCAACGGTAATGGATGGAAACTTATCTATTAATTATAGCGGTGAACATATGATTTCGGGTCAAGTACAATCTTCTAATTATTTAACCAGAAAAATGACAATTTTAAAAAACCATATTGATAATGCAGTTAACAAAATTAGTGATTATGTTCAAGAAACTTACAATAATTATTTTGAACCAGTATTAAACTACATTCTTGAAGTTATACATTCGGTAGAAACAGCTGTGAGACATATTTATGAAATAAGCAGTTTAATATACAAATCAGGAATGAAAATAAAGATAAAGGCAATGGGAATAAATGTTGACGAAATTGATAAAATGCTTGAAGTTTTAAAAAATAAACTTAAAAACTTAGACGAATTTTTAAATAATTTAAAAATAGCTTCGCCGATTTTAGAAAATCACTTAGATGATATAGTTAGAAATATGAAACCGTTAATTGTTAATCAGATTTTTGAACCATCTCATTATGATGATATGTTTATTTCAAGAAAAGCTTTAACGCCAGTGTTCTCAAGCGTTTTATAAAGCTTGTAAAAAATATAAGGGCAAAAAAAGGGCGGATTTAAGCTAACTTGGAATGTTTTCGAGTTTTTGAGTTAGTTCTCTATCCATTTTTTCAGTTACATGAGTATATATGCGAATGGTTGTTTTTTCATCTACATGTCCTACCCTTTTCATAATTGCTTTTAAAGAAACATTCATTTCTACTAATAAAGTTATGTGTGTATGTCTAAATGTGTGCGTGGTAACTTTCTTATTCATATTTAAAGCTTTTGTAGTTTTCTTAAGCACACCGGCGATTTGATTATTACATAAAGGATTCCCTTTTTTTGTTGTGAATATGAACCCTCTGTCAACATAGCTCGAATTCCATCTTTTCAACATTTTGTTTTCCAGTATTATCTTTTTAAAAATTTCTACGGTTCTAGAATTGATGCTGATACTTCTTTTTGAACTTATAGTCTTTGTAGTGTCTTTGTATCCGAATCCTTCCTCGTATTTAATGCGGTGAATTGTACCTGTTATATTGATAGTTTTGTTTAATAAATCTATATCTTTTTCCTGCAGTGCTTGTAGTTCTCCTATGCGCATACCAGTTAAAGCCTGTACTTCTAAGATGCTGGCAATTAAAATGCGATTTCGCTTGTGTAACTTATTATCATTTAGTATATGATCACGTATCTGTAGGACTTGGTTCATTTCTAAATAGTTGTACATTTTAGATTCATCTTTTTCGATATCCTCTATTGTTTTTCTTCTTTTAGGAATTTTGACATTAGTTAACAAATATTCATTTGGATAATTGTAAAATTTAACTGCATATTTAATAGCTCCTTTCATATCTCCGAGTTGACGGGTTACTTGATTTTGAGAATAGATATCTGATAATTTATTAATAAATATCTGCATATATTTTGTATCTAGTTTGTTTAAAAGCAAGTTCTCAGAGCTGTATCGTTTAATGTTTCTAATTCTTATTTTTATATTATTAAGAGTAGTCAACTTTGAACCTGATGTTTTTATATGATATTCAAGCCATTCATCTAATAGCGCGTGAAAAGTCAAAGTTTTTAATTCGCTTGACGACTTGTTGTTCAGTTTTTCTTTTATTTTTTCTTCTAAACGAAACATTGCTTCTTTTTGAGATTGTTTTGTATTCTTGTTCAACACAACACTTACGCGCTTCCATTTATCTGTGTATGGATCTTTATACTTCTCGTAGTATCTGTATTTAGTTTCGTTATTTTTGTTTTTAAATTTTTCAATCCACATGTTTATACCTCCTGCAAGAACGTATGTTCTATAAAATATTAAAAAATAATAAGGGTAGTCGGGCTACCCGTAATTTAGTACTAGGTACTAAATGTGTTATAATAAAATAAAAAGTAGGTGATAAGATGACTCAATTTCTAGGGGCGCTTCTTCTTACAGGAGTTTTAGGTTACATACCATATAAATATCTAACAATGATAGGTTTAGTTAGTGAAAAAAACAAGGTTATCAATACTCCTGTATTATTGATTTTTTCTATTGAAACATGTTTGATATGGTTTTATAGTTTTATAATTTTTAATAATGTTGATTTAAAAAATTTGAATTTAATTCAGTTGCTTACAGGTCTAAAAGCAAATATTTTGTTTCTATTTATTTTTGTTTTAACAGTGTTTGTATTTAATCCTTTAATTGTTAAATTTATTATCTGGTTAATTAATATAACCAGAAAGTTTATGAAATTGGATTGTATAAGCTTATTAGACAAAAGAGACAAGTTGTTTAATAACAACGGTAAACCAGTATTTATAGTTATAAAAGACTTTGAAAACAGAATCATTGAAGAGGGTGAACTTAAAACCTATAATTCAGCTGGTAGCGATTTCGATTTACTAGAAGTTGAGCGACAAGATTTCAAAGTATCTGATTTAGCGTCAAACGATGAATTGTATATTAAACATACGCTTGTAGACCTTAAACAACAAATTAAATTGGATTTATATTTAATGAATGAATACTAATCTTTTTTCTTAGCTTTTTCTGATAAAGTGCTTTTTAATTTTTCGCTGGCGCCTGACTTTTCAAAACTTTTGTTTAATGGGTTACTACGAGTAGTTTCTTGTTTTTTGTTTTTATCTACCATAAAATTCTCACCACCATTCAACGTCTACACTAGTAGGCGTTTTTTTATTTAGTAAAATCATAATGAATCTTCTTTGGTTAACTTATCTCCATCTATTTTTTGTGAAATAAATTCCAAGTATTTACGCGCATTATGTGACGATAAATCTTTAGGTAACTCATAAGTGAATGGTTGATTACCACTAGTTAAAACTTCATATACTATAGTTTCTTTTTTTATTTTGCAATTAGTTATTTTCATTATAAACTTCCTTTCAAACACTGCTGAAATAGACGTCTTTTATATTAAAGCGCCACACAGGCGCTGTTAATCACAATACAACTTTGCCCATTACTTTAATATTACTAAACGAAGCGACTTTGATATCATCATACTTCGGATTTAGAGATACCAAATTAATATAGTCTTCGCATATATCTACACGCTTGATAAGACTTACTCCATCTAATACAACGAGTGCAATTGTACCATCTTTAATAGAATCTTCTTTCTTAATAAAAGCGTATGTTCCTTGTTTTAACATAGGTTCCATTGAATCACCATTAACTAAAATACAAAAATCAGCATTTGATGGCGTTTCGTCTTCTTTAAAAAATACTTCTTCATGCAATATGTCATCATATAATTCTTCTCCTATGCCAGCACCAGTTGCACCACATGCAATATACGATACTAGTTTAGACTCTTTATATCCATCTATAGAAGTGACTTTATTCTGTTCTTCCAATTGTTCATTTGCATAGTTAAGTACGTTTTCTTGGCGGGGAGGTGTGAGTTTGTTGTATATGGAAGTGATGTCGTTATCGTCTTTGTATGTAGTATTTGATTCACTATACAAATCATTAATCTTCACATTGAAGTACTCAGCCAAAATTTTGGCAGTTGATAATCGAGGTTCTTCCTTTTCATTTTCCCATTTTGATATCTTGCCTTTCGTTAATTTCATTAAGTCGGGATATTTATTATTAAGATCAGTTGCTAATTGTTCCATAGTCATATTTTTATTTTTTCTTAGCTTCTTTAAACCTTCACCAATACCCATACGAAACCCTCCTTATATAAGATAATTTCATTATAAAAGTTTCGAAAACGAAACGCAAGGAAAATATTATTGCAAAAGTTGTTGACATCGAAACTTTTATGATGTATTCTTAAACCAAGTTGTTACAAACGAAACAAAAGGAGGGGGTTCAATGACAACTAGTGTAGCAGATAAACCATACTTAAAAATAAAAAGCTTGATTGCACTTAAAGGAACTAACCAAAAAGAAGTTGCTAAAGCAATCGGAATGAGTAGAAGTTTATTGAGTATAAAGATAAATCGAATTAATGGCAGAGATTTTACAACTTCAGAAGCTAAAAAATTAGCAGATCATTTAAATGTTAAAGTTGATGATTTTTTTTAAACTTTAAGTTTCGAAAGTGACAACTAAATAAAAATAAGGAGGACACTATGGAACAAATAACGTTAACCAAAGAAGAGTTGAAAGAAATTATAGCGAAAGAAGTTAGAAATGCTATAAAAGGCGAGAAACCAATCAGCTCAGGTGCAATTTTCAGTAAAGTAAGAATCAATAATGACGATTTAGAAGAAATCAATAAAAAACTCAATTTCGCAAAAGATTTGTCGCTAGGAAGATTGAGGAAGCTCAATCATCCGATTCCGCTAAAAAAGTATCAGCATGGCTTCGAATCAATTCATCAAAAAGCTTATGTACAAGATGTTCATGACCATATTAGAAAATTAACATTATCAATTTTTGGAGTGACACTTAATTCAGACTTGAGTGAAAGTGAATACAACCTAGCAGCAAAAATTTATAGAGATATCAAAAACTATTATTTATATATCTATGAAAAGAGAGTTTCAGAATTAACTATCGATGATTTCGAATGAAGGAGGAACTACAAATGAAACTACTAAGAAGGCTATTCAATAAAAAACACGAAAACTTAATTGACGTGTGGCATGGAAATCAATGGTTAAAAGTGAAAGAAAGCAAATTAAAAAAATATAAAGTGGTCTCGGATAGAGAAGGTAAGAAATATCTAATTAAATAAGCGCACTTAATTAGTGCAAGTAATCAAGTGCGCTATTGCCTTACAATCCTAAATCTTTTCTGCTTTTTTCTTCTTCTTGTAATCCCAATAACACAGAAGAGTAAATGCTGAAATAGTCACGAGCAACGCTATCTTTAGCGAATGCAATTACGTCATCACCGACTTCTTGCCATTCGTTATGAATCTTATGTCTATCTAGAGCTCTAGGTAATAGCGAGATTGTAATATCGTGAGCAATTTTCTCTAAATCCATAAATTTCACCTCCTTCCACTGGGAGATAACTAAATTATATAACAAAACAACTTAAAGGAGGAACGACAAATGCAAGCTCAAAACAAAAAAGTCATCTATTACTACTATGACGAAGAAGGTAATAGGCGACCATTAGATATTCAAATTAATGACGGATATGAACTGATGGTCCGATCTCATTTCATCAACAACACCATTGAAGAAATACCATACGTAAATAATAACTTATATGCCTTGGTTGATGGTTATGAATTTAAGTTAGATTGAATTTTTGAGAAAGATATTGAAAAGCTAATTTCCCCATAAGATTAAGAGACATACTGGATGTTTTGTTAACGACTCTTTTAACTTCGTTCCAAGTTTTATTGTCTCTAATATTATCGAGAAATTCATGGCCAGACCAAGTGATGTCATCAATAATCCAAGAAACGACCCTGCCTTCGATGAATTTCAGATCGCAACAAATAAATTTAGCTTCTTCTAATTTTAAAAGTGAGTACATTACTGTTTCAAAATCATATTTATCAAAAATAATATTATCGTTGAAATTATGTCGAGTAAGTGGTTCACCTATTTTCTTATTAGATTCTATTTCTAAGAGCAAGAGTCTAACGCAATCGTGATTAAGTTTCATCCTATCACCTCCATAACAGGAGTATAGCAGAAAGGATCATAAACATCTTAAAAGGAGGAATAACAAATGAACATTCAAGAAGCAACTAAGATAGCTACAAAAAATCTTGTCTCTATGACACGGAAAGATTGGAAAGAAAGTCATCGAACTAAGATATTACCAACAAATGATAGTTTTTTACAATGCATCATTTCAAATAGCGATGGGACAAACCTTATCAGATATTGGCAACCTTCAGCCGATGACCTCATGGCAAATGATTGGGAAGTTATAAACCCAACTAGAGACCAGGAATTATTGAAGCAATTTTAGAAATGCTATCAATGATACTTTTTAAATTGTTTTTAAACTCATTTTCAAAGTAAACAACAGTCTTGTCTGAAATTGTTACATGATAAATAGTGTTACTAGCATACACGCCGTTTAGGAACCCAGAGTTTTTAAGTTTATTTAAATCGTATTTTACATCTTCGAAATGTAGTTTTTGAAAATACTTTGTATGTATATCTTTAGCACTTCCAAAATTATTGCAGGTTAATTTAACCGAACCTAACTTTACACATTCTAAATAATCTTTGTAGAGTACGGACAAGATATATTGTTGGTCTTTAGTAAGTGTATCAAATTCATCAGATATCAAGGGCATGTTATCACCTCCTTAGGTTGATAACAACATTATACACGAAAGGAGCATAAACAAATGAACACAAGATCAGAAGGATTGCGTATAGGCGTCCCACAAGTTTCTAGCAAAGCTGATGCTTCTTCATCCTATTTAACGGAAAAGGAACGTAACTTAGGAGCGGAAATATTAGAGCTTATTAAAAAAAGTGATTACAGCTACTTAGAAATAAACAAAGTTTTCTATGCATTAGATAGAGAACTTCAATACAGGGCGAATAATAACAAACTTTAACATTTATCTAAAGGAGTGATAGAGATGCCAAAAATCATAATACCACCAACACCAGAAAACACATATCGAGGCGAAGAAAAATTTGTGAAAAAGTTATACGCAACACCTACACAAATCCATCAATTGTTTGGAGTATGTAGAAGTACAGTATACAACTGGTTGAAATATTACCGTGAAGATAATTTAGGTGTAGAAAATTTATACATTGATTATTCAGCAACGGGAACATTGATTAATATTTCTAAATTAGAAGAGTATTTGATCAGAAAGCATAAAAAATGGTATTAGGAGGATTATCAAATGAGCGACACATATAAAAGCTACCTATTAGCAGTGTTGTGCTTCACGGTCTTAGCGATTGTACTCATGCCGTTTCTATACTTCACTACAGCATGGTCAATTGCGGGATTCGCAAGTATCGCAACATTCATATTTTATAAGGAATACTTTTATGAAGAATAAAGAAACTGCTACTTGTTGGAGCAAGTAACAGTGCAAGATGAGCAATTGTCTTAAATAATTATATAAGGAGTTATTAATATGACCTTACAACAAAAAATACTATCACATTTTGCAACATATGACAATTTCAATTCTGATGATGTTGTTGAAGTTTTTGGGATATCTAAAACACATGCAAAATCCACACTTTCAAGACTTAAGAAAAAAGGAAAGATTGAATTGGAAAGTTGGGGTATCTGGCGTGTTGTTGAACCGCAGTTACATTTAACTGTTGTAGAACGTAAGAAAGAGATATTAGAAGAACAATTCGAGTTATTGGCAAGATTAAACGAACAAAGTGATGACCCTAGAGAAATAGAAGAACGCATCAAGTTAATGATTCGTTTAGCCAACCAATTTTAAGGAGGAGTTAATCAATGGCAATATTAGAAGGTATTTTTGAAGAATTAAAACTATTAAATAAGAATTTACGTGTGCTAAATACTGAACTATCAACTGTAGATTCATCAATTGTACAAGAGAAAGTTAAAGAAGCACCAATGCCAAAAGATGAAACAGCTCAACTGGAATCAGTTGAAGAAGTTAAGGAAACTTCTGCTGATTTAACTAAAGATTATGTTTTATCAGTAGGAAAAGAGTTCCTTAAAAAAGCAGATACTTCTGATAAGAAAGAATTTAGAAATAAACTTAACGAACTTGGTGCGGATAAGCTATCTACTATCAAAGAAGAGCATTATGAAAAAATTGTTGATTTTATGAATGCGAGAATAAATGCATGAAGCTAGATCACTCAAATAGAGCTCATGCAAAGCTTAGTGCAAGTGGAGCAAAACAATGGCTAAACTGTCCACCGAGTATTAAGGCAAGTGAAGGTATTGCAGATAAAAGTTCAGTTTTTGCTGAAGAAGGTACATTCGCTCATGAGTTAAGTGAGTTATATTTCAGTCTTAAATATGAAGGCCTAACACAGTTTGAGTTTAATAAAGCTTTTCAAAATTATAAGCGAAATCAATATTACAGTGAAGAGTTGCGCGAATATGTTGAAGAGTACGTAGCTAATGTAGAAGAAAAATATAACGAAGCTTTGAGTAGAGATGACGATGTAATAGCTTTATTTGAAACAAAATTGGATTTAGGTAAATACGTCCCTGAATCTTTTGGTACTGGTGATGTCATTATATTTTCAGGTGGTGTACTTGAAATTATTGACCTTAAATACGGTAAAGGCATTGAAGTTTCAGCTATAGATAATCCTCAACTTAGATTATATGGCTTGGGCGCATATGAACTGCTTAGTTTAATGTATGACATTCATACAGTTCGCATGACTATCATACAACCACGAATAGATAACTTTTCTACTGAAGAGTTACCAATATCAAGATTACTTCAATGGGGAACCGATTTTGTTAAACCATTAGCCAGACTTGCTTATAACGGTGAAGGTGAGTTTAAAGCAGGTAGTCATTGTAGATTCTGTAAGATAAAGCATTCATGTAGAACACGTGCAGAATACATGCAAAATGTGCCTCAAAAGCCACCACATTTGTTGAGTGATGAAGAGATTGCAGAACTTTTATATAAACTGCCTGACATCAAAAAATGGGCTGATGAAGTAGAAAAATATGCACTAGATCAAGCGAAAGAAAATGATAAAAACTATCCTGGTTGGAAGCTTGTAGAAGGTCGCTCGCGAAGAATGATAACTGATACAAATGCAACGCTTGAAAAGTTAGTTGAAGCGGGTTATAAACCTGAAGATATTACAGAAACCAAGTTACTTAGCATTACGAATTTAGAAAAATTAATCGGCAAAAAAGCATTTTCTAAAATTGCAGAAGGCTTTATAGAAAAGCCACAAGGTAAATTAACACTTGCTACCGAGTCTGATAAACGACCAGCTATAAAGCAATCTGCTGAAGATGATTTTGACAAACTATAAAAATTAAAAAGGACGGTATATAAACATGAAAGCACAATTAAAAAATGAAACTAAAGTGATTACAGGAAAAGTAAGAGCATCATATGCACATATTTTTGAACCGCACAGTATGGATGAAAGCACACCAAAAAAATATTCGGTTTCACTTATTATTCCTAAAGAAGACACCCAAATGGTCGAGATTATCGAAAAAGCAATTGAGAATGCAAAAGAAGCATTTAAAGGTAAATGGAACGGCAAGATACCTAATAACTTGAAAACGCCATTACGTGATGGAGACATTGATCGTGAAGATGATCCGAATTATGAAAATGCGTATTTTATTAATGCTACAAGTCAAAATGCACCAGGTGTAGTTAGTCCTGCCATGGTTCGTTTGAACGAACCTGGTTCAGTTGTTAGCGGAGACTATATCAGAGCTGTAATCAATTTCTATGGTTATAACGTAAATGGAAATAAAGGAATTGCAGCAGGGCTCAACAACATTCAACTTGTAGAAAAAGGCGAACCTCTTGGCGGTGCAAGTGCAGCAGAAGATGATTTCGATGAATTAGACACTGATGATGAGGATTTCTTATAAGTCAATAGGTGGGGTTTTTAGCCCCACTTTAATTTTAAAGAAATTGAGGTGTCAAGAATTTGAAATTTATGAATATAGATATTGAAACATATAGCAGTAACGATATTTCGAAATGTGGTGTCTATAAATACACAGAAGCTGAAGATTTCGAAATCTTAATTATAGCTTATTCAATAGATGGTGGAGCGATTAGTGCGATTGACATGACTAAAGTAGATACTGAGCCTTTCCACGCTGATTATGAGACGTTTAAAATTGCTCTATTTGACCCTGCTGTAAAAAAGTATGCATTCAATGCTAATTTCGAAAGAACTTGTCTTGCTAAATATTTTAATAAACAGATGCCACCTGAAGAATGGATTTGCACAATGGTTAATTCAATGCGTATTGGCTTACCTGCTTCGCTTGATAAAGTTGGAGAAGTTTTAAGACTACAAAACCAAAAAGATAAAGCAGGTAAAAATTTAATTCGTTATTTCTCTATACCTTGTAAACCAACAAAAGTTAATGGAGGAAGAACAAGAAACTTGCCTGAACATGATCTTGAAAAATGGCAACAATTTATAGATTACTGTATTCGAGATGTAGAAGTAGAAATGACAATTGCTAATAAAATTAAAGACTTTCCAGTAACTGTAATTGAACAAGCATATTGGGTTTTTGACCAACATATAAACGACAGAGGTATTAAGCTTTCTAAATCATTGATGTTAGGAGCTAATGTGCTCGATAAGCAGAGTAAAGAAGAATTGCTTAAACAAGCTAAACATATAACAGGTTTAGAAAATCCTAATAGTCCTACACAGTTATTGGCTTGGTTAAAGGATGAACAAGGATTAGATATACCTAATTTACAAAAGAAAACGGTTCAGGATTACTTAAAAGTAGCAACAGGAAAAGCTAAAAAAATGCTAGAAATTAGATTGCAAATGTCTAAAACCAGTGTGAAAAAATACAACAAAATGCATGACATGATGTGCAGTGATGAACGGGTAAGAGGTCTGTTTCAATTCTACGGTGCCGGTACTGGAAGATGGGCAGGTAGAGGTGTACAACTTCAGAATTTAACAAAGCATTATATTTCAGATACTGAATTAGAAATAGCAAGAGATCTTATTAAAGAACAACGTTTTGACGATTTAGATTTATTACTCAATGTTCATCCTCAAGGCTTATTAAGTCAATTAGTTAGGACGACATTTACTGCTGAAGAAGGTAATGAACTAGCAGTAAGTGATTTTTCTGCAATAGAGGCAAGAGTCATAGCATGGTATGCAAAAGAACAATGGCGTTTAGATGTGTTCAACACACACGGAAAGATATATGAAGCATCGGCTTCTCAAATGTTTAATGTACCGGTAGAAAGCATAACTAAAGGCGACCCTCTCAGACAAAAAGGAAAAGTGTCCGAATTAGCTTTAGGCTATCAAGGTGGCGCTGGAGCTTTAAAAGCGATGGGTGCATTGGAAATGGGCATTGAAGAAAATGAATTACAAGGTTTAGTTGATAGTTGGCGTAACGCAAATCCTAACATAGTTAATTTTTGGAAGGCTTGCCAAGAGGCTGCAATTAATACTGTAAAATCCCGAAAGACGCATCATACACATGGACTTAGATTTTATATGAAAAAAGGTTTTCTAATGATTGAACTGCCTAGTGGAAGAGCTTTAGCTTATCCAAAAGCTTTAGTTGGTGAAAATAGTTGGGGTAGTCAAGTTGTTGAATTTATGGGGTTAGATCTTAACCGTAAATGGTCAAAGTTAAAAACGTATGGTGGGAAGTTAGTCGAGAATATTGTTCAAGCAACTGCAAGGGATTTACTTGCGATTTCTATAGCAAGGCTTGAAGCATCAGGTTTTAAAATAGTTGGCCATGTCCATGATGAAGTAATTGTAGAAATACCTAGAGGTTCAAATGGACTTAAGGAAATCGAAACTATCATGAATAAGCCTGTTGATTGGGCAAAAGGATTGAATTTGAATAGTGACGGGTTTACTTCTCCGTTTTATATGAAGGATTAGGAGTGTGATTGCATGCAACATCAAGCTTATATCAATGCTTCTGTTGACATTAGAATTCCTACAGAAGTCGAAAGTGTTAATTACAATCAGATTGATAAAGAAAAAGAAAATTTGGCGGACTATTTATTTAATAATCCAGGTGAACTATTAAAATATAACGTTATAAATATCAAGGTTTTAGATTTAGAGGTGGAATGATGGCTAGAAGAAAAGTTATAAGAGTGCGTATTAAAGGAAAACTAATGACATTGAGAGAAGTTTCAGAAAAATATCATATATCTCCAGAACTTCTTAGATATAGATACAAACATAAAATGCGCGGCGATGAATTATTGTGTGGAAGAAAGGACTCAAAATCTAAAGATGAAGTTGAATATATGAAGAGTCAAATAAAAGATGAAGAAAAAGGGAGAGAAAAAATCAGAAAAAAAGCGATTTTGAACCGATACCAACGAAATGTGAGAGCGGAATATGAAGAGGAAAGAAAGAGAAGATTAAGACCATGGCTTTATGATGGAACGCCTCAAAAACATTCACGTGATCCGTACTGGTTCGATGTCACTTATAACCAAATGTTCAAGAAATGGAGTGAAGCATAATGAGCATAATCAGTAACAGAAAAGTAGATATGAATGAAACACAAGACAATGTTAAACAACCTGCGCATTACACATACGGCGACATTGAAATTATAGATTTCATCGAACAAGTTACGGCACAGTATCCACCACAATTAGCATTCGCAATAGGTAATGCAATCAAATACTTGTCTAGAGCACCGTTAAAGAATGGTCATGAGGATTTAGCAAAGGCGAAGTTTTACGTCGATAGAGTGTTTGACTTGTGGGAGGGGTAACGATGGCAACGCAAAAACAAGTTGATTACGTAATGTCATTACAGGAGCAACTGGAATTAGAAGACTGCGAAAAATATACAGACGAACAAGTTAAAGCAATGAGTCATAAAGAAGTTAGCAATGTGATTGAGAACTATAAGACAAGCATAAGGAATGAAGAACTATATTACGAATGCATGTCGTTTGGACTGCCTAATTGTTAAAAGGAGTGACGACCATGACAGATAGCGCACGTAAAGAACGCTTAAACCAATTTTTCGGCTCTAAAAGATATCTGTATCAGGATAACGAGCGAGTGGCACATATCCATGTAGTGAATGACATTTATTATTTTCATGGGCATATCGTGCCAGGTTGGCAAGGTGTGAAAAAGACATTTGATACTGCTGAAGAGCTCGAAATATATATAAAGCAACATGGTTTGGAATACGAGGAACAGAAGCAACTAACTTTATTTTAGAGGAGATGGAAATGATGAATAACCGTGAACAAATAGAACAATCCGTTATAAGTGCTAGTGCGTATAACGGCAATGACACAGAGGGATTGCTAAAAGAGATTGAGGACGTGTATAAGAAAGCGCAAGCGTTTGATGAAATACTTGAGGGTTTACCTAATGCTATGCAAGATGCACTCAAAGAAGATATTTATCTTGATGAAGCAGTAGGTATTATGGTAAGTCAAGTGGTCTATAAATATGAGGAGGAACAGGAAAATGACTAACACATTACAAGTAAAACTATTATCAGAAAATGCTAGAATGCCCGAACGAAATCATAAGACGGATGCAGGTTATGATATATTCTCAGCTGAAACTGTCGTACTTGAGCCACAAGAAAAGGCAGTGATTAAAACAGATGTAGCTGTAAGCATACCAGAGGGCTATGTCGGGCTATTAACTAGCCGTAGTGGTGTAAGTAGTAAAACACATTTAGTGATTGAAACAGGCAAGATAGACGCGGGATATCATGGTAATTTGGGGATTAATATCAAGAATGATGCACAAGTATATTTAACAACTAACGAACAGTGTTTTGATATACAAGGAGAAATGGAAAATTCTTTTGTAAATAATGCTAAGAAAAAACCTTTTACTATAAATGATTATTACGAAATATATAAAGGCGACAAACTAGCTCAATTGGTTATCGTGCCTATATGGACACCTGAACTAAAGCAAGTGGAGGAATTCGAGAGTGTTTCAGAACGTGGAGCAAAAGGCTTCGGAAGTAGCGGAGTGTAAAGACATCTTAGATCGAGTTAAGGAGGTTTTGGGGAAGTGACGCAATACTTAGTCACAACATTCAAAGATTCAACAGGACGTAAGCATACACACATAACTAAAGCTAAGAGCAATCAAAGGTTTACAGTTGTTGAGGCAGAGAGTAAAGAAGAAGCGAAAGAGAAATATGAGTCACAAAATACACCTATTGTTTACTACACTAATAATTCTAAAGTGACCTTATTCGAAAGACCTAGTGAAGAAGTATTAGGTTCTTTGTTCGAAAAGAAATAAAATCATTAAAGAGGGGAGATAATAATGTTTAATACACCTAAAATGAAATTACCAGAAAAGCACACCGAGGTATTTAAGACGTATAAAAATGGAACGCCAGAAGAAAAAGCTGAGATTGAAGGCTGTTTTATTAAAACTGTTAAAGATGAAGATAGTGAATTTTACAGCCCTATGTTAGCCAGTCTAAATGAACAACAGTTAAAGAGTATGTTGAGACAGGTACTTTTTTTGATTGATACAGGAGATGACAATGATGATTAAAAAACTTAAAAATATGGATTGGTTCGATATCTTTATTGCTGGAATACTGCGATTATTCGGCGTAATCGCACTGATGCTTGTTGTCATATCGCCTATCTATACAGTGGCTAGTTACCAAAACAAAGAAGTACATCAAGGGACAATTACAGATAAATATAATAAGAGACAAGATAAAGAAGACAAGTTCTATATTGTATTAGACAACAAGCAAGTCATTGAAAACTCTGACTTATTATTCAAAAAGAAATTTGATAGCGCAGACATACAAGCTAGGTTAAAAGTAGGCGATAAAGTAAAAGTTAAAACGATTGGTTATAGAATACACTTTTTAAATTTATATCCAGTCTTATACGAAGTGAAGAAGGTAGGTAAATGATGGTTAAACAAATATTAAGACTATTATTCTTATTAGCAATGTATGAGCTAGGTAAGTATGTAACTGAACAAGTATATATTATGATGACGGCTAATAATGATGTAGAGGCAGCAAGTGACTTTGAAAAAATCAGAGCTGAAGTTTCATGGTAATAGCTATTATCATTTTTGAATTAATTATATTAATGTGTTTAGCAATAGCACTGGAGGTGTTGTAAATATGTGGATTGTCATTTCAATTGTTTTATCTATATTTTTATTGATCTTGTTAAGTAGCATTTCTCATAAGATGAAAACCATAGAAGCATTGGAGTATATGAATGCTTATCTTTTCAAGCAGTTAGTAAAAAATAATGGTGTTGAAGGTTTAGAAGATTATGAAAATGAAGTTGAACGAATTAGAAAAAGATTTAAAAGCTAAAGAGAGGCGTTGGCTTCTCTGTTCTATCTAAAATAATGAAAGGAGCCGAACATGTTAGACAAAGTCACTCAAATAGAAACAATTAAATATGATCGTGATGTTTCATATTCTTATGCTGCTAGTCGTTTATCTACACATTGGACTAATCACAATATGGCTTGGTCTGACTTTATGCAGAAGCTAGCACAAACAGTTAGAACTAAAGAAGATTTAACTGAGTACAATAAAATGTCTAAGTCTGAACAAGCCGATATAAAAGATGTTGGTGGATTTGTCGGCGGATATTTAAAAGAAGGGAAACGGCGTGCTGGTCAAGTCATGAATCGTTCAATGCTAACACTTGATATCGATTATGCTGCTCAAGATATGACCGACATATTATCTATGTTTTATGATTTTGCATACTGTTTATATTCAACACATAAGCATAGAGAGATAAGTCCAAGACTGCGTTTAGTGATTCCTTTAAAACGGAATGTAAATGCAGATGAGTATGAAGCTATTGGACGTAAAGTGGCAGATATCGTTGGCATGGATTACTTCGATGATACAACTTATCAACCACATAGGTTAATGTATTGGCCTTCAACTAGCAATGATGCAGAATTTTTCTTTACCTATGAAGATTTACCTTTGTTAGATCCAGATAAAATATTAAATGAATATGTTGATTGGACTGACACATTAGAATGGCCAACGTCTTCAAAGGAAGAGAGTAAGACTAAAAGATTAGCAGATAAGCAAGGTGACCCAGAAGAAAAGCCGGGAATTGTTGGCGCATTTTGTAGAGCCTATACGATAGAAGAAGCTATATCAACTTTTATTCCTGACTTATACGAAAAACATTCTACTAACCGTTATACCTATCATGAAGGTTCAACTGCAGGTGGATTGGTGTTATACGAAAATAACAAGTTTGCCTATTCTCATCATAATACGGATCCCGTTAGCGGTATGCTTGTGAACAGTTTTGATTTAGTACGCATACACTTATATGGTGCTCAAGATGAAGACGCTAAAACAGATACTCCGGTTAATCGACTACCTAGTTATAAAGCAATGCAGCAAAGAGCGCAAAATGATGAAGTTGTTAAAAAGCAATTAATTAACGACAAAATGTCTGATGCAATGCAGGATTTCGATGAAATAGTAAATAGCGATGATGCATGGTCTGAGACGTTAGAAATTACTTCGAAAGGTACTTTCAAAGCTAGTATCCCAAATATAGAAATTATATTGCGTAATGATCCAAATTTAAAAGGAAAAATAGCATTTAATGAATTTACAAAACAAATTGAATGCTTAGGGAAAGTGCCATGGAATACTAATTTTAAGACACGTCAATGGCAAGACGGTGATGATAGCAGTTTAAGAAGTTATATCGAAAAGATTTATGACATACACCATTCAGGTAAAACAAAAGATGCCATTATAAGCGTAGCAATGCAAAATGCTTATCATCCAGTAAGGGATTATCTAAATAAAATATCGTGGGATGGACATAAACGTCTTGAAAAGTTATTTATCAAATACTTAGGTGTTGAAGATACTGAAGTGAATAGAACAACTACCAAAAAAGCATTGACTGCTGGAATTGCTCGAGTAATGGAGCCTGGATGTAAATTTGACTATATGCTTACACTTTATGGTCCTCAAGGTGTAGGTAAATCTGCTTTGCTAAAAAAATTAGGTGGTGCATGGTTTTCTGACAGTTTAGTTTCTGTTACAGGTAAAGAAGCCTATGAGGCCTTACAAGGCGTTTGGCTAATGGAAATGGCAGAACTTGCAGCTACAAGAAAAGCTGAAGTTGAAGCTATTAAGCATTTCATATCTAAACAAGTTGACCGGTTTCGTGTTGCTTATGGACATTATATTGAAGATTTTCCAAGGCAATGTATTTTCATTGGTACAACTAATAAAGTTGATTTCTTAAGAGATGAAACTGGTGGAAGACGTTTTTGGCCAATGACTGTAAATCCAGAGAGAGTTGAAGTGAACTGGTCTAAACTAACCAAAGAAGAGATCGACCAAATTTGGGCAGAAGCTAAATATTATTATGAACAAGGAGAAGAGTTATTCCTCAACCCTGAACTAGAAGAAGAAATGCGTTCAATACAAAGCAAACATACTGAGGAATCTCCATATACAGGCATTATTGATGAATATCTTAACACACCAATTCCTAGCAATTGGGATGACTTAACTATCTTTGAACGAAGACGATTTTATCAAGGTGATGTTGATATGTTACCAACAGGAAATGTAGATTACGTTGAAAGAAATAAGGTCTGTGCGCTTGAAGTGTTTGTTGAATGTTTTGGTAAAGATAAGGGAGATAGTAGAGGATCTATGGAAATTAGAAAGATTTCAAACATCTTAAGACAATTAGACAATTGGTCTGTATATGATGGTAATAAAAGTGGGAAAATTCGATTTGGAAAAGATTATGGTGTACAGATAGCTTATGTAAGAGATGAAAGTTTAGAAGATTTAATATAATAAATATTGAATAAATATACATTTTAGAGTGTTGTATCAGATGTTGCATCATTTTTTGAGTGATGCAACACGTGAGTGTAAAAAGTAATCGTAGGTGTTGCATCATTTTTAGTGATGCAACATTGATGCAACAAATGATACAACACCTCTTTCCCTTCTCGCTGTAAGGTTCAACCCTGTTTGTTTCCAATGTTGCATCAAATTCACTATAAAGTTTAAAAAGTAGTGTTAGGGAGTAAAGAGGTATAGGGGTAACCTTCTAACAGCTATTTTTAAAAGTTTGGCAAGAATTGATGCAACATCGGAACACAAATATAAATTTTGTATACAAGGTGAATATATGAAAGAATCGACATTAGAAAAATATTTAGTGAAAGAGATAACAAAGCTAAACGGTTTATGTTTAAAATGGGTTGCACCTGGAACAAGAGGTGTGCCAGATAGAATTATTATTATGCCAGAAGGAAAAACATATTTTGTAGAAATGAAGCAAGAAAAAGGAAAGTTGCATCCTTTACAAAAATATGTGCATAGACAATTTGAAAATAGAGATCATAAAGTATATGTGTTATGGAATAAAGAACAAGTAAATACTTTTATCAGAATGGTAGGTGGAACATTTGGCGATTGACTTCAAACCACATAGCTATCAAAAGTATGCAATAGATAAAGTGATAGATAATGAGAAATACGGTCTGTTTTTAGATATGGGTCTAGGGAAAACAGTATCAACACTTACAGCATTTAGTGAATTGCAGTTGTTAGACACTAAAAAAATGTTAGTTATAGCACCTAAACAAGTTGCTAAAGATACATGGGTTGATGAAGTTGATAAGTGGAACCATTTAAATCATCTGAAAGTGTCTTTAGTTTTAGGAACACCTAAAGAAAGAAATGATGCATTAAACACAGAGGCTGATATCTATGTAACCAATAAAGAAAATACTAAATGGTTATGTGATCAATATAAAAAAGAATGGCCATTTGACATGGTTGTGATTGATGAACTGTCTACATTTAAAAGTCCTAAGAGTCAAAGGTTTAAATCTATTAAAAAGAAATTACCACTCATTAATAGATTTATAGGATTAACAGGAACACCTAGTCCAAATAGTTTACAGGATTTATGGGCTCAAGTTTATTTGATAGACAGAGGTGAAAGACTTGAGTCTTCATTCAGTCGTTATCGAGAAAGGTACTTTAAACCAACTCATCAAGTTAGCGAACATATTTTTAAGTGGGAGCTAAGAGACGGATCTGAAGAAAAGATATATAAACAAATAGAAGATATATGTTTAAGCATGAAAGCGAAAGATTATCTGGATATGCCTGACAGAGTTGATACTAAACAAACAGTAGTCTTATCAGAAAAAGAAAGAAAAGTATATGAAGAATTAGAAAAAAACTATATTTTAGAATCGGAAGAAGAAGGAACAGTTGTAGCTCAAAATGGGGCATCATTAAGTCAGAAACTACTTCAACTATCTAACGGCGCAGTTTATACAGATGAGGAAGATGTAAGACTTATACATGATAAGAAGTTAGATAAGTTAGAGGAAATTATAGAGGAGTCTCAAGGCCAATCAATACTATTGTTTTATAACTTCAAACACGATAAAGAAAGAATACTTCAAAGGTTTAAGGAAGCAACCACATTAGAGGATTCAAACTATAAAGAACGTTGGAACAGTGGAGACATTAAGTTGCTTATAGCACATCCAGCAAGTGCAGGACATGGATTAAACTTACAACAAGGTGGGCACATTATTGTTTGGTTTGGACTTACATGGTCCTTGGAATTATACCAACAAGCAAATGCTAGATTATATAGACAAGGACAAAATCATACGACTATTATTCATCACATCATGACCGATAACACAATAGATCAAAGAGTATATAAAGCTTTACAAAATAAAGAACTAACGCAAGAAGAATTGATGAAAGCTATTAAAGCAAGAATAGCTAAGCATAAGTAATGGAGGTATAAGATGGGAAAGGCATCATATGATATTAAGCCAGGAACATTTAAATATATTGAATCAGAAATATATAATTTAAATGAGAACAAGAAAGAGATAAATAGATTGAGAATGGAGATACTTAACCCAACGAAAGAACTAGACACCAACATTGTGTATGGACCGTTACAAAAAGGAGAGCCAGTTAGAACAACTGAGTTAATGGCGACAAGGTTATTGACTAATAAGATGTTACGTAACTTAGAAGAGATGGTTGAAGCAGTTGAAAGTGAGTACTTAAAGTTACCTGAAGATCATAAGAAAGTAATAAGGTTAAAGTATTGGAATAAAGATAAGAAGCTAAAGATAGAACAAATAGGGGATGCTTGTCACATGCATCGCAATACAGTTACTACAATACGAAAGAACTTTGTTAAAGCGATAGCGTATCATGCAGGTATCAAATAACATTGTGCAAAGATTGTGCAAAAGGCCTACAAATCTGTAGTAATATGATAGTATCGGAAAGATGTATAAAGTTATCTGAAAGTTATACGACATAAATACATGAGGCGCATCGCTAAGCGGTGTGTCTTTTGTTATGCAATCAAAGAGGTGTAAGAGATGACCAAGCATAATAACATTTATAAGCATGGTCGTAAGTCATATCAATACGATTGGTTCTATCATTCAAAAGCATGGAAGAAGTTAAGAGAGATAGCATTAGATAGAGATAATTATCTTTGTCAAATGTGTTTACGCGAAGATATTATAACAGATGCAAAGATTGTGCATCACATTATTTATGTTGATGAAGATTTTAACAAAGCTTTAGACTTAGATAATCTAATGTCAGTTTGTTATAGCTGTCATAACAAAATTCATGCAAATGATAATGACAAAAGTAATCTTAAGAAAATTAGAGTTCTAAAAATTTAA